TTCTATTGCAGGTATTGGGAGGCAGACGATGAGTAAAGTACAGAAGTTTCGTAGTAAAATTGATAACTTCTTTGGCTGGGTAAAAGTTACTGAGCTAGTGGAACTTGACGAGATTGACGTTAGTGAAGATCCAGTACGCCCAGAGCTTGATGTAAAATGGCGCACAAGCTACGGTAGAAAAATATACGGACTAAAATATAAAGATGAAATCGAAGGCGTCATTTGTATTGCATATACAAATGACGTACCCTCAAGTGTAAAAGAATTAGACCTAATGAGTCAAAATGCACACTTGCAGAATAATAGCGATACTGCGGTTGCTTACACTGTGTGGAGCCGTAAACGTGGTGCTGGTAAAGAAATTATCGGTAAAATTGGAGAAATGATGAAATCTAGTGACAACATCACTACGTTAGTAACATTGTCTCCTTTGACACCAATGGCAACACATTTTCATATTCGCAATGGCGCAAAGCAATTTGCTATTAACAGTACCACTCAAAACTTTAAGTATGATTTAGTAAAGAAATAATTAAATGAATCAATTAGAACATGCGTTTTTTAATCGCAAAAAGGATAACAATATGACGAAAATTAAAAAGGCTTTTTGGTTTATGTTAGGAGTTATTTTAGTAGGAGTAGCTTACATTGGTATATTTCTTCCAGGATTGCCATGGAGCACACCAATCCTTGGAGCGACATTTTGTTTTGCCAAGTCCTCCGACCGTCTCCATAACTGGATTATGAACCACCCACGCTTCGGGCCGTTCGTTAAAAATTGGTCTAAGTATCGTGTATATCCACAAAAAGCAAAATATCTTATGGTAGCTGTTATGGCCTCATCATTAGGGTTTATGTATTTTGGCACAGGTAACGTAATGGCAACACTATATTTGTTTATTACGTTTGCGATCATTATAGCATGGGCATGGCGTTATCCTGGATCTCAAGCAGAAGCAGAACGTCGTATTGCGGCCGGTGAACGTATTGGTTGGTTAAAAATAAAAAAATGATTGTTAATGAATTTAATTTCATTTTTTAGTTGACATTCCTTTTAGAATCAGTTATATTGTTTATATAAGGTAAATAAAAAGGAATCGATCTTATGAAATTCGCAGTATACCAAATTCAAATGACTAAAGCAATCTCTGACGCTGTAAATGCTGGTGAAATTGTACCATCCTTTGAAGCTAAAAATAAAATGAACATTGATTTCTCTGGTAACAAAATTGGTGGTCTAGCTTCTGATGCATTTGATGCTGGTTATTACACTCACGTTGCTAACATTGAAGCCGAAGACTATAACGATTGTTTCGAGGTTGGTAACATCGGTCCTGACGAAAACATTGAGCGTTTAGGTCGTATGTCTTCACTTTCAGTTGGTGATGTTATTGTCGCTGAAGATGGTACAGTAGCGGTTATTGCTCCAATGGGTTTCGTTGCTTTTTCTCATAACCCAAAGGTAACAGCATAATGGGAGCTTTTGTTGGATGTTTAGTTTTTTTCGTATTCTTAATTATTGTTACGGCAATCTACGAAAAATTTTATCTTTGAATCATTTTGACCATCTTCGTATAGAAATAGCAGTTTTTGCTCTATAATATGAATAACTTACCTTATCATTTTGGTTGCCTCCTAAAATGGTATAATATTCTATTCCTTGACTTGTAAAAGAATTTATATAAAAACCTACATGCCCTTGCCAAACAGAACCGTCTCGAGGAAATATTATTATATCGCCTCGTTGCGGAGATTCTACTTCATTTCCCCAATCAAGAAAGCTTCGTGCCATTAAAGGATGATCGTGAAATTCGCTAGATCCCGGGATGTCAACGGAATCAAGAATAACATTGACGAATGCTGCACACCATTCAGTGTGTGTTGGATCTATTCCTAGAAGTGATTTTAATGAACTGCGGTGATTGTTCTCATGCATGCCAACATACTTATCTGCGTTGGCAATTAGGCTGCTGATTTTAGTTTCTTTTTTAATGGTTTCTACGCTAGAACAAGAGACTAGAAAAACTAAAATAAATAGAAATAGTATTTTCATATAATAAAAGGAAACCTTTTTATGTATACTGCAATGATTCTCGTATGTCTTTCTAATCATATTGTAGACATTAATAATTGTTTAGTTTTATCTAATCAATACGTATACAAAACCGAAGTGGAATGTGTAAATTCTATTGCTGATTTTTTAAATAATGAAATGTTTTATGTGATGTATAATGATTACAATTTGGAAAATTTTTCATGTTACGAATGGTTTAACAATTCTGGCAGTAAAATATAATGATATTCTTTTATTTATCTATTTACAAACAACACAATGTATAATATAATAAATTTATGTTAGAAAATTTTATAAAAAAAGACGACACCGATTCTGTAAAATGGGGCTCAAAAATTGAGGTTGAGGTCCGCAGGAGAATTAAACTTGCAGTCGCGGCATATGCATATGAGTATGAAAATGAATCTATTTTATCAGATGCTGAATACGATAAAGAGTCTTTACTCGTAAATCCAAAACAAAAAACTGGAAACTCGAGATTGGATCGTTTCTTTCGTAATAATTTTAATCCAGACACTGGGCAATGGATCCGAAAACATCCAGACATTCCTCAAATAAAAAAAATATATAATGATTATTACAAGAGGTAAATATGTGGTCATCACAACAAAAACTGGCTCTTAAGGCTGTAGACAAATGGTTCTATACAGAATCAAAAAAGAAACAGGTATTTCGCATCTTTGGATATGCCGGTACCGGTAAGACCACTCTTGCCACACACTTTGCTCAAAACATTGATGGGTTAGTTCTCTTTGCTGCTTTTACTGGTAAGGCTGCACTCGTAATGAAAAAGCGAGGTTGTGTTGGCGCAAGAACTATCCACAGCCTAATTTATATCGCAAAGCAAAACAAAAAGACTGGCGAAATTACTTGGAAAATGAATAAAGACAGTTCTCTTAAAGACGCGTCTCTTCTTATTATCGACGAATGTTCTATGGTAGATAAAGATTTAGCAGAAGATCTTTTATCGTTTGGGATACCTATTCTAGTTCTCGGAGATCCGGCCCAGCTTCCGCCAGTTTCAGGCGCTGGATACTTTACTGACGCAAAGCCAGACATCATGCTAACTGAAATACATCGTCAAGCTAAAGATAATCCTATTGTATATCTTGCTTCCGAAATTCGAGAAGGGCGGTATCCAGATCATGGATCTTACGGTGAGTCTAGGATTGTTTCTAAGATCGCATCAACCGACGCACTAAATTCTAGTCAAATTTTGGTCGGTCGAAACGCAACTCGTGATAATATGAATATAAAAATGCGTAAGCTTTTAAAAATGAACGGTGAATATCCAATTCAAAAAGAAAAGCTCATATGCCTTAGTAATGACAAAGACTTAGGAATATTTAACGGAGGAATGTTTAGCGTTGATAGAGTAATTGATACAAGACAAAAAAGTAATTTTTTACATATGAGTTTATATCCAGAAGATGATGATGAAGGTATGCCGGTATTAGTAAAAGTTCACAAAAGTCAGTTTAGTGGAGAAGTATCAACTCCAAACTGGAAGTTGTTAAAAGGAAGTCAACAATTTGATTTTGGCTACGCAATTACGTGTCATAAATCACAAGGATCCCAATGGGATAACGTATTAATATACGATGAGTCTTGGTGCTTCCGTGACGATTGGCAACGTTGGCTGTATACTGCAATTACCCGCGCGTCTGAAAAGGTAACGCTAGTTAAATGAAAGTAAAAATTGGAAATTACCCTAATCATAGGTTTTATCATAACTGGTTTTATAACTGGTTTGGGTATTCACCTAAACAGAAAACTAATATTCGCATTGATCGCTGGGACACTTGGTCTATGGATCATACTCTTTCTCCTATCATCTTGCCTATGCTTGTACAACTTAAAGCAACAAAGCACGGTGCTCCAATGGTTGATATGACAGACATACCAAAAGAATTACGTGCTACTAAGAAGCAATTAACTGCATACAGTAAAACAGGCGAGACTGATGATAACTATTTCAAGCGTTGGGACTGGATCCTAGATGAAATGATTTGGGCGTTTGAACAGAAAGTAAAAGATGGTTGGGAAAGCGACTATTATAAGTTGGAAGAAGGAGCTGGTGACGGGTTTCCTGGTGGTTTTAAACTAGTATGGGAGGATCGTGAAGGTTGCAAAGCACATCAAGAACGTATGACTAACGGATTTAGATTGTTTGGAAAATATTTTGAAAATTTGTGGGATTAACAATGTGAGTAAGATACAAGAAAAACTAAATGGCATTATGAACGAAATACAAGCTCTTATGGAATCACATCCTAGAGCTCATCTCGAGCCTGATACTAAAATACATGAACTGATGTATAATGCAGGCATATACTTTGCTCATATGGATGATGAAAACAGAGATTATTATCAATTTGTTCAATTAGCTATAAAAGAAGAAATGGAGTGGAAATTATGACAGACGGACCGTTTAAATTTGCATTTAATGCCGATACAATTGGCGTTATTCGTAGGGAAATTATAACCTATCGTATGCGAGATGATGGTAGAATATTTAAAGAGGAAGCTGTTCGTGATTATTACCAAAGCGGAGATTATCACGACTCGCAAACAGCTGTTCCATTAGTGGAGAGGTAAAATGGCTACATTACCCCAAGGTAGAAACCCGCTAACACAAGCGGATTTATTAAAGATGATACCTGGCAATAATATTTATGATACAGAAGAAATCATTAAAAAGGACACTGAAATGTTAGCTTGGCTCCGACTTGCAGCCGAAGATAGCGAAATCGTCGCAAAAATTGCAGATCGATTTGAAACACTTACAAACGCAGCTCATAACCGTAAACATTGGACAGGACACGAATGATGAAAAAAGAATACGTTGTTATAACTACAATTTCAACTCACAAATCTCGATTTGTTATTCATAAAGATGAATTGCAAAAAATGAACACTGATATTACTCTTACAGACGAATTTGCTTTTGACTGGGCAAAAGACTCTGTTTTGTGTAATGAAATTAAAGAATTTTCTCAAGAATGGCTAGGAGACAGTTTTATTGATGCTGATATTAAAACTGAAGAAGAAATTTTACAATTGTTTGACCGTGAAAATGATTACCTGAAAAACTGGCCGGTCAGCCAAAAAATAGATTGGATAAAAAATTGGAGAGAAACAGATGTCTGACATAGTAGTGACTATATATGGAAAAGATAATTGCCATTGGTGCAAAGAAGCAAAATCTTTAGCTGAAAATTATTCTCTTAAGTACGAATATAAAAATATAGGCACATCAGAAAATAGAAACGAAATGTTTAAATTGGTTCCTAATGCTAAAACTGTACCACAAATATTTTGGAATAATAAACACGTAGGTGGATATAATGAATTTGCTTCTGAAATCGAAAATACGTTAGGTAGCAATTTTGGGCAAGAACTTTTTTAAATTGTCATTTGGCTATTGACATTTACTTAATAATAGTATAGATTGATTCTATAAACAAAAGGAATCAAAATATGCCATATACAGTTGAACTCGACATTTCTCACGAAGCTGACCATTCAGAAGTTGTAGAATTTGCATCTAATTTGGATTGTGTAGCTAAACTTTTAATGGAAAATGGCCCAGCAGGCGGTAACCCTCTTTATGAATTCTCATCTGATAACTATAATAAGATTCGAGAATTACTTGTTGAAATCTTTGGCCAAGGTCACGGTTTCGATGAAGAAGAACTTAAAACTATGATCGTAGAGGTATAAATTATGATTGATTATATTGAATTTGCAAAACGTCTTCGCGGTTTGGCAAGACGTGCTGATAATTTTGGAAAAACCCGTAAAGACGTTCTTTGGGAAATTATTGCAATTGCTGAAGATTACGAACAAAAAGCAAATCGTATTGAAATGGAAATGATTATCCAAGCTCAGCGCGACGCAGTAGAGGCATCTTAACATGAGTATGCATATGATACATGGTGTACAAGTACACGGCAAATCTAAAAAGAAACTGACACCTAAAGACCGGTTAGCTGCTGTTGAACATGAAAAATGGCTTAAGTCAATTGGAGTTGGTAAAACAAAAGCACGGAATACAAATACAATTCCAGACTACAGTACAGGACCAAGAATGACTTCAGATAAAATTGCTGGGCACGGCCGCGCTAAAGAGCGTAGTATATACAGTGGTGAACGACGTCTACTTGGTATTGCTACAATGCATAAGTCAAACATGGTACCTATCTTTGCCGATAAAAAAGAAGATGCAAAAGATATTGCAGAAATGCGGAGAAATTAAATGAAGCTTACTTCCGATATGATTATAGATGATGAATATATTATGTTTGGTAATAAGATTACACGCTTTGAAGTTATTGATGATGACGGCCGATCTTATACAAAAAATAACATAAAAGAAATAAAGTTTCAATTACAAGATGACGGCCTAACATTGAAGGCTTTTATTCATTATGTTAAAGAAGATGAAATATGTATTGACTGATAAATTAATATAAGCATGCTTAATAAATAACTCTGTAAAAGGAGTTACATCATGTGGTATTATCAAGGTAAAGAATTTACTTCGGAAATGATTGGGGATTATATTGGTTTCGTATATATAATTACTGACACTTCAAACGATAAAAAATATATCGGAAAAAAAATCTTTAAATCCAAAAGAAAACTTCAACCGCTTAAGGGTAAAACCCGAAAACGGACTAAAATTGTTGAATCTGATTGGATGAAATATTATGGCTCGTCAGAAGAAGTTAAGCTTATGGTTGAAGAAAAAGGTGCAAATACCTTTTACCGAGAAATAATTCATCTTTGTGATAAGAAAGGAGAAATGGGATATCTTGAGCTTTATGAACAAATCACTCGTCACGCGTTATTAGACGATTCATATTATAACGGTATTTGTCAAGCAAAAATCCACAGAAGCCATGTTAAAGGATTAAAATGGCTTATGAGTCATACTAATGGTTGACATTTATATTTAGTTGTGTTATATTAGAAATATAGAATCAAACATGCCGGAGAAAAGCAAATGATTATTAAAAGAAAAAGTGTTATTAGCGGAATTATTCGTTCATTGGATATTCCTGTTAATCCTGACGATTATGCTATATGGAAATCTGGCCTTGAAAGTATTCAAATGGCTATGCCTTATCTTAATGACGATGATCGTGAGTTTATTCTTTCTGGTATTATTGCTAGCGAATGGGATAGCGCCTTTTCTGAAACGATTGAGGATATTATTTCTGACACGGTTGTAAATAGAAAGATTTCAGCTTGATTATATTATTTAATGGCCCTCCCAGGTCAGGAAAAGATGAAGCCGCCAGTTACTTTAAACAGAAAGGATTTAAACACCTTTCTTTTAAGTACCAATTATACAAAGAAACGTGCAACTATTTTAAATGTAATTACGAATGGTTCATGGACAGGTATAATAACCGTTCTGAAAAAGAAGTTCCTACTTCTCTTCTTAATCATATGTCTTGTCGTGAGGCTATGATATATGTATCAGAAAAAATTATTAAGCCAAAGCTCGGTTTAGATTTTTTTGGAAAACAGGTTGCAAATGAAATTGATATATCAAAAAACTATTGTATTTCAGACGGTGGCTTTATTGATGAACTCATTCCAGTTATAAATAGAATTGGTTCCGATAATTTTGTTTTGGTACAACTTACTAGAGATGGCTGTGATTATTCCTCAGATTCAAGAAGGTATTTCGACGGAAATCTTTACCGTGAATATGTAAATTCATACGCAACACCAATTCAAAAAAAATATGTTTTGCCTCACAAATTTAATGTCAAAACGTATAGAATTCATAATAACGGCGAACTCGGAGCCTTTCACAATGTATTAAAAGATATTTACACAAAGGAATGTTATGAGCGCGCACCAGGAGCAAAAGAAAGCTGCAAAGTCTAAAATATTTTGCGAAAATCCATACGATTTAGAAACTTTTTTTGAATCTTTAGAAATTGCGGCATACGGAAATAAAGAGCTTATTTTTATGGATAAATTTATAGCTTATTTGCGACTAGACCCGTTAGTCGACACGACAAAAATAAGTTATAAAATATTACAAGAATTAAATCTTATAAAAATTTAAATTTGAGGAAATTATATTATGTACGATAAAAATGAAATTATCGAGTCTTTGAAAAAAGGCTCATGTAAAATTGTTTTTACAAAAGTAAATGGCGATGAACGTGTAATGAACTGCACCCTCCACGAGGACTTTCTCCCAGAGCAGATTGACGTAGAAGAACATATTCAAAAGAAAAAACCAAATCAAGATGTGCTTGCGGTCTGGGATAGCGATATTGGCGGATGGCGGTCATTTCGCTGGGATTCAATTAAAGAGTTTAATGTAGATTTTTGGATAAGTTAATGAGCTGCGTTTATAAAGGAAAAGTAATAGAAACAGATTTGTCGAAAAATTCACAAGGCGGAACTGAAATGATGCGCAGTCGCCTCGTAAAAAATATAGATAAAACTTTACTTGAAAAATACGCTATTCATTTATCAAGACCTCGCGAATTTCATGATGATGTAAAGAATATTCTTTGGTGCCACGATCTTGCCTTAGATCCTGAAAACAAAATTCTTAAAAACAATGGTTGGGAAAAATTCGATCATTTTGTATTTGTTTCATATTGGCAAAGAGATCAATATATTTTAATTTACGGAATTCCTTATTCTAAATGCACAGTTATTCAAAATGCTATTGAATTGGAATATTCGCCGGTTGTAAAACAAACAGATCAAATTCGTTTAATATATCATACAACTCCACATAGGGGTCTTGAACTCGTGTATCCAATTGTAGATGCATTATCAAAACAATACGATAATATTCATTTAGACGTATATTCATCTTTTTCAATATACGGTTGGAAGCAAAGAGATAAACCGTTTAAAGAACTTTTTGATAAGATTAAAAATCACAGTCATATGACATATCATGGCTCTGTTAATAACAACGATATTCTTAAGGCATTGAGTAAAAGTCATATATTTTTATTCCCTTCTATTTGGCAAGAAACATCGTGCATTGCTATGATTGAAGCTATACGCTCTGGCGTTTTAGTAATTCATCCTAGCTACGGTGCTCTTCAAGAAACTGCTGTTGATGCAACTGTGATGTACGAATATACTGAAATTGCAAATGATAATGCAAACATGGCTTTTTCCGTGACCAAAAATTTATTAGAAGCTCAAAAAGTTGAGCCGAATTTATTTAATACTATGACTTCGTCCGAGCGATTTGTGCTTCCTAAAAATAGTATAAATAATTTTACTAACTCTTGGAATAACTTATTGAGGCATTTATAATTGGGCGAGCTCATTTCCTTTCCAAAAATCAAATTGGATACCCCACCACAATCAGCTGAAGAATTGGCTGAAAAACTAGCTGATTATAGAATTAGCTTTTCAACCGACGTTGCTGAACAATTGTGGAATTTAGTTCTTCTTGAAATGGTAAGATCTGGGTGTAAATTTGACGACAATATAGAAGAGTATTTTCCTTCGATTATACTTTTATTAGAAGCAATCAAATCACTACACCTGCACACTAATAAAATTCATCATACACTTCAAGATTTTGCAAAAGATTTCGTTATTGAGGAAGATATGGATGAAGAATCTATTGACATTAACGATCTTTTAGATTAATATAGATCTGTACAATACAGATATGAAAGAAACAATATAATATGGCTATTTTAATTGACTTTAATCAAGTAATGTTAGCATCTTTATTTGCTAGCATTGGAAACCACCACAACATTGACGTTGATGAAAACCTTTTACGTCACATGTTCCTTAATTCTATTCGATCAAATCGAAAAAAGTTTCACGAAGAATTTGGTGAAATTGTAATTTGCGCTGACGGCCAAAAATCATGGAGGCGTGAAAGCTTTCCATACTACAAGGCAGCGCGTAAAAAAACCCGTGATGAGTCTGAATTAGATTGGAACCACCTGTTTGGTATCATAAACAATATTCGCTCTGAACTAAAAGAGTACTTTCCTTATAAAGTAATTCACATTGACCATTGCGAAGCAGATGACGTAATTGGAACAGTACTACATAAACATGGTACTGAACTAAACATTGGAGCTGAGCAATTTCTTATTTTATCTGGCGACCATGATTTTAAACAATTGCACAAATATGCAAACGTAAAACAATACGATCCTGTTCGTAAGAAATGGATTCAAAATTCCGATCCTGATAAATATTTGCGAGAACATGTATTAAAAGGAGATGTTGGCGACGGAGTTCCAAATATTCTATCAGCTGATAACTGTATAGTAGTTGGTGATCGCCAAAAGCCAATGACAGCAAAAAGAATTGCAAACTTTACTGAAAATCCAGAATCAATGGATTCTCAAACAAAGGCTAGGTTTGATCGTAATACTCTTATGATTGATCTTTCTAAAGTTCCGCAAAATTATCAAGATATAATTCTTTCTGAATATGCTATTGAAAAAGAATTTGGAAGATCTAAACTATTTAACTATTTCGTACAAAAGAAACTAAAAAACTTAATTACTGACATACAGGATTTTTAATGTTATTATCATTATCTGAAATTATTAACAAGGCGTGCAAACTTGACTCAAAAGAGGAAAAAATAGCATGGCTTCAAAAAAATGACACCGTTCCTCTACGAACAATTCTTAAAAACACGTACGATAAAAGTGTTGAATTTTTAATTCCTAGTGTTCCACCCCCTTGGAAAAAGAATGGGTATTTTGACGTTGAAGGAATGTTGTTTAAAGAAGCAAGGCGTTTGCGTATTTTTATAAAGGGTGGAGGTTATGATAACCTAAACCAAGTAAAAAGAGAAAACCTTTTTATCAGTTTGTTACAAGACGTTGACGATAAAGACGCAGATTTGTTATGTAAAATGATTGCCCAAAAACCAATTAAGGGATTGCCAAAGGCAGTTGTGATAGAAGCATTCCCGGGCCTAATTACAGCAATAGTAAAAGAGAAAGAAAATGGCTAAATCGTTCAAAAAATTTAGAGAAGATTATGATGAATGGGACGATGATGATGAAAATTATGATCGTAAAAAGCAAAAAATGAATATCCAAAACCAGCGCCGTAAAAAAGCAAAGGAAAGATCTTCTATTTTCGACGAAAACGAAAAACCATAATTCTTTTTCATATTAACTATTGACATTTGAGTACAAATAGCGTATATTGATTCTATAAGGTAAAACAAAAGGAATCAATACTATGGGTACTTCATCAATGATCGGCTATTACAACGAAGACGGCTCAGTTACTGCAACGTACTGCCATTACGATGGTTACCTTGCTTATAACGGCCGTCTTTTGGTTGAAAGCTACAACACCTCAGAAAAAGCAAAAGCTGTCGCCAACTCAGGTTACCTTTCAAGTCTCAAGTCTGACTTATATGAAAGTGTAGTTGAAGCAGTGCATAACGAACTTGCTGTTGAATATGATTCTCCAAAGGTATTCTTGCAGTGTGGCGATAACCACGCAGGTGCTGATTATCTTTACTTCTTTGATGGGGAGGCATGGCTTTATACAGACACGCATACTTCTTACTGGCACCGCCGCTGGGAAAAAGTTGAAATGAATTTAAATGAGGTAACTGCATAATAACTATTGACATTTGCTCGCGAATCAGATAGATTGTATATATCAAATGAAAAGGACTACATCATGACTAAAGTAACAAAATTCGACAAACCAACTCTTCGCAATCTTCGTAACGAAATGCAAGCATTGCTTGATGCATATGGCGTCGAAACTAATTTGGAAATCTTAGTAGGAAACATGAGTTATTCAGACGCTGAAGTTAACATTAAAATCCAAGCAAAAGTAAAAGGTGCGGTTACTATGACTGATCGAATTCTTCAAATGGAGGCCGAACGTCTTGGTTTAAAAATGGAAAATAAAGCAGGTGAAAAACTTGTATCGTATAAAACACGCGCTCAAAAATATTCATTCGTATATGAGTCTCGTGGAAAAATGTATAAGACCGACGAACGTGGTATCGTAGCACGTTTCGCGGCATAAGTTAAGAAAGACTATAATATGAAACTAAATGAAAAACTAATCCTCGTAGATTGTGATGGTGTATTGCTCGATTGGCAATATTCCTTTTATAAATGGATGGAAGCACGAGGTCATACTCCGCTTTCATATGAAGAATATGATATGGGTAAAGTATTTAATATGCCTTATTCAGAAGCAAAGCAAATGTGCGAATACTTTAATACATCGGCAGCAATTGGATGGCTAACTCCATTCCGAGATGCTGTTAAATACGTACGCAAACTTCACGAAGATCACGGCTATGTATTCCATTGCATTACATCTCTGTCTACTGATAAGTATGCAGGTAAGCTACGCAAGAAAAACCTTGAAGCTATCTTTGGTAAAAAGGTTTTTGAAGAAGTCATTTGCCTTGAATGTGGTGGAGACAAGGATGAAGCCCTTGAACCTTATCGTGATACTGGCTGTGTCTGGGTAGAAGATAAAATAGAAAATGCTGACCTAGGAATTAAACTTGGTTTAAACTCAATGCTTATTAAACATGGACATAATAAAGATTATGTTGGTTCAGCACAAAAAGTTGCAAATTGGAAGGAAATTTACGAAATGATTGTATAAATAAAGATAATACAGATTAGTTATATTATGCTAAGGCGATTCTGTATGGATCGCCTTTTTATTTTTTTAAAGGAGACTTAATGCCTCATTATAGTTTTGAAGACAAAGAAACGAATGAACAATTTGATAAGATTATGAGTATGTCCGAACGCGAGACATATTTAATAGAAAACCCCACCATAAAACAAATATTTAAGAGATTTCCGGGAATCGTTGACTCGGTACGCATTGGTGTCCGTAGACCCGATGATAATTTTCGTGATGTACTACAAAAAGCAAAAGTTCATAAAGATAACACAATAAACATACGATAGGAAACGAAAAATTTTCCTCATTCGTAAGGAGGTTTCATGGCAACACAGCAGCGTAGATTATCTAAGAGAGAAAAGCGTAGACAAGAAAGAGAAATGGATCATATGGTCGGTATTTTAAATCAAAAGTTTTCAATGCGAAAGATCAGCCCATTAACTCCAAAACAAAACGATTTATTTAGATCTTATAAACAAGGATATAATCTCGCAGCCATCGGAACAGCAGGTACAGGAAAAACAATGTGTGCTACATACTTGGCACTCAAAGATGTACTAGAGAAAGGAGAGTATGAAAAAATCGTCATAGTTAGATCTGCAGTTCAAACGCGCGAACAGGGATTTGTCCCAGGTACATTAGAACAAAAGGAAGCAATATTTGAAGCTCCTTATGTTGACATAGTCAACGATTTGTTTGGAAGAAAGGACGCTTATCAAATACTTAAAATGAAAGGGATGATTAAATTTACAACTTCTTCGAATATCAGGGGTCTTACGTTTGATAACTCGGTTATAATTGTAGATGAATGCCAATCTATGAATTACCACGAGCTTGATACTATTATTACGCGAGTTGGCGAATCGTCAAAAATTATTTTTTGCGGAGATACGGCGCAAGACGACTTAGTTACTTCTAAAAATAAAGCCGATAATTCAGGACTATACGACTTTTTAAAAGTTCTTAAACAAATTGCATCCTTTAACGTTATAAATTTTGGAGTAGACGATATTGTTCGCTCTGGGCTTGTAAAAGAATATATAATTGCAAAAGAAAAAATATTAGAAGCTGCTTAAATACTGATTAGTG